AGCACCGGCTGCCGGATGGAGCACGGGTAGACATCCTCACTGATGAGGTAGCGTGGGAGGTCGATTGGTGTACGAAGTCCAAATCTGGTAAGCATTGGGAGGCTCCGGCACAGGCTATCTTCGGGGCTATCTCGACAGGACGCAAGCCCGGGGTCATCCTCCTGTACGACGGATCAGAGACGGCCAAGAGAGCCTACCTGAGGTGTCTCGTGGTCTGCTCTCGAACAGACGTAAAACTGAGAACATGGAAGGTCCAGTGAATGGTTCAGTTCACAAAGATCGAGTTGAAAGGGCTGCTCATAGATACGGTGGAGACCGACTTCAGCAGCTATCGGAAGCTGTCTACAAAAGTGTTGACTGAGGATGGCAAGGTAGTGGGGAAGTTCTCCACACACGGAGTCGGAATGAAGGAGCACAACAGACGGGTTTCAGCCGTCTTGAAACAAACAATCAGCAAGAGGAAGAAGAATGACTGACGATAACCATTCAACCCGGCATGAGTTTTCTGAGATGGTTGGCAACGTCCTAATGTCAAGGTCAGATCTCTTCAAAGCATTCTTAGATCCACGCAGGGATATCGACGATGACTGCGGGTATCCCAAGACGAATGAGATCACCGGGGACAAGTACCGCATGCTGTATGACCGGGAAGCAGTAGCAGCCCGGGTTGTCGAGGTCATGCCGAGAGAATCGTGGCAGGTACAGCCCACGGTATTCGAGACGGAGGAAGCAGAGCATGTCACTCCATTCGAGGCAGCCTGGAAAGAACTACACGGTGCGCTCCGGGGGGATAGCTGGTATCAGGATGAGGAGGGATCACCGATCTGGGAACACCTCCGGAGAGCCGATGAGTTGAGCGGCATCGGCAAGTACGGGGTCCTGCTTATGGGGCTGGATGACGGGGATGAGATGTCTAAGCCTGTCGAGCGGAGAGAGGGAACCCGGTTGCTGTTCCTGCGGTCCTTCGATGAGGCTCTGGTATCCATCGCTCACTACGAACCAGACATCACCTCTCCCCGGTTCGGTCAGCCTCTCCTGTATCGGATCACCTTCAACGACCCACGTGACTCCTCGCAGGGAGGGGTTGGGCTACCTCTGGCGACCATCGCGGTTCACTGGTCCCGGGTAGTCCACATCGCAGACAACCTGGGGTCCTCTGAGATATTCGGGGTGCCTCGGATGAGGCCTGTTTACAATCGTCTCTGGGACCTCCGGAAGATGTATGCCGGCTCTGCTGAGATGTATTGGCGGGGAGCCTTCCCGGGTCTCTCTCTGGAGACGCATCCGCAGTTGGGAGGGGATGTGACGATTGACCGCAACTCGATCCGGGATGAGATGGAGAACTACATGAACGGTCTCCAGCGGTATCTCGCACTGATGGGGATGTCGGCCAAGAGCCTAGCGCCACAGGTGGTAGATCCCACGCCCCAGATTGACGTCCAGATCACCGCCATCTGTATCAGGCTCGGAATCCCCAAACGCATCTTCATGGGATCGGAGAGAGGGGAGTTGGCGAGCAGCCAGGACTCCTCGACTTGGAACGACAGGCTGAGGGATCGTCAGGTCAACTATCTGACTCCCCGTATCATCGTTCCGTTCATTGACCGGCTGATCGCTGTGGGGGTCCTCCCGGAGCCTGACGGGTACTCGGTGGTGTGGCCCGATCTGGGAGCACTCACGGAAGAGGAACAGGCACGGATCGCAGTTCAGCGGACGGAGGCCATGGTCAAGTATGTCGGAGGTAACGTGGAAGCCCTGATGACTCCTCTCGACTACCTGATGCGCGTACTTGGGATGACCCGGGAAGCTGCTATGGCTATCTTGGAGGCTACTCTGGCGGCTGAGGAAGAGTCCGTTGAGGAGGAGGAGGGGCTGTCTCTGGAGTACATTGATGAGGAGACGGAAGAGAAGCCTGAAGAGACTGAAGAGGTTGAAGAGGAGGAGACCATTGAAGAAGAAACGTAAACAACCAGGACAGTCTCCAAGATACATGCCGACACCGGAACAGATAGCGGAGGAAGCTGCCAAGATCAGAGCGGAGAACGAAAACAATCCCCGACCCAAGAACACCGGCAAGTTGTCGAGGTCTCCGAAGGAGATTCACAAGATCATCTTTGCTTCTTTTGACTTCGAGTAGGAGCCTGCCATTCCAGTCTACAACGTCCGCACCCAAGTGGTGCCGTCCAATCCCCTGAAGGCTGATCCCACCCGGACAGCTACCCTGCGCCGGCAATTTGTATCGGACATGCGGAAGAGGTTTACAAAACTGAAGGGGAAGATCACCCAGCTCATCGTCAAGGAGGACGTGTTTGGGTTGAAGCCGAATGCAAAGAACCCTCTGATGGGTAACCAATCCTCCTCCCCGGGGAGCCCAGGCACGGAAGCCGCAGGGATAGGAACAGGCGGAGGTTCTTATGCTGGGGGAGTCCCAGCCTCCCCGGTTACAAATCAGCGGTGGAGGTTCCTCACCGACCAAGCCAAGGTCGTTGAGTTCCGGACCTGGTTGGAGACTCAAGTACAGGCCGACATCATCGGAGGGATACAGGCCCGTCAGGTGGAGGAGGCTTGGTGGAAAGCCTACGTGGAGCAGGGGTATCGCAAGGGAGGGGCCAGAGCCTTCGATGACGCCCGGATCGCATTGAGGGCAGCAGCCTCCGGATCAGAGCAGCTGGCCTTCTATCACGGAACCCGGGAACAGTTTCTGAGAACAGCTTTCGGGAGACCGGCCTCAATCGAGAAGGTGAAGCTGCTAACTGGTCGAGTGTATACGGAGTTGAAGGGAGTCACCGACAGTATGGGGCAGCAACTCACCCGGACTCTCGCAGACGGGTTCGTGCGGGGAGAGTCACCCCGGACGATTGGACGAAACATAAACCGGGACGTCACCAAGATCACCCGCACCCGGGCCACGACCATCGCAAGAACCGAAGTGATCCGGGCTCACGCAGAGGGACAGCTTGACTCTCTGGAAGAGATGGGGATGGATGAGGTTGGGGTGATGGTCGAGTGGAGCACGACCGGAGACGCTCACGTATGTAAGCTGTGCGCACCGATGCAGGGAGTTGTCTTCAAGGTAGCTGAGGCCCGGGGGATGATACCGCGACATCCCAACTGCCGATGCGCTCACATACCGGCCAACGTCGGAGAACCGCTTGAGGGTCAGGTAAGAGACAAGGAGGACATCAGGGAATCCATCGACAGATCAGTTGGAGCAGAGAGGGGTAGGGGAAGCAAGCGCACCCTAGCAGAGCAGAAGACCCAGAGCAGTTGGGGAGGGTCAGACACCGGCGTGTCCAAGGCCCGTCCAAGGCCACGGGTCTCTCCTTACCCTTCCAAGGTCGCTCGAATACCTCGCAATCTGAAACCAGTTATCCCCCCAACTCCGAGTTTGGGTGCTGGTCCGCAGGTTCCCGGTGCCAGTCTCGAAGAGCGCAGAATGATTCCGGAATTAGAGAAGGATCAGCGCAGACTCAGGAAGGCAATCAAGGAGATAGAGGAGGGCGGGTATGCGCATGAACTACAAGCTGAGCTCCGACTCTACAAAGATGATTTGGACGGAGTCCAAGATCAACTCGCCGGGGTCAGAGACCGATTCAAGAGGGACATCAAGCGAGGCAACTCACGCCTGGACACGATTGAGAAGGAGATGAAGGAACTACTGGAGAGTTCTGATGATCACGTTTTGGTTGAAACGCATCCGGGCTCAGCCATCAAGGAGCCGGTAAGCAGACACAAGCGCATGAATGAGCTGATGCGAGACTGGGATGAGCTTGAGGAAGAGGTACGCAAGACGGCCACCACCTTGGGACGCAAGGCACCCAAGCGCATTCGACCGGGAACCCCGGAACCCGTCCCGGAACCGGAGACGATAGCACCACCCAAACCCAAGAAGCCCGTGAAGGACGATTTGTCTGATATCGAATTGCTGATGAAGGAGGCTGATGAGGTCCCGTATGGGTTCGAGAGACCTCAGTGGGAGATGATGGTTGAAGACGCTGGGCTGAGAGGTCAGACCATCGAAGAATATCTTGACTATGAGTTGATCAAGAGACCTCGCAGTACTATGTTCACCCATAAAGAGGGGACGGTTCAGGGGTTGAGTCGGGAGGAGGCAATAGACCGGTACAACCGGTGGAACACAAAGCACGTCAGACAAGGTCTAACAGTAGAAGAGGAAGCTGAATATCACACGTTGCGGAAACACTACAAGATCGGTATTGAGGACCAGTTAGCTGAGGGGTCCTTCAAGCACCTTGACGATATCCTGGAGCAGGTTCTCGGAGTGTATGATGATGGCGCATATAAGTCCTTCGTGAAGGAAGTGGATGATTTGAAAGAGCAGACGTACAGACTACGGAAGGAGTTGTTGGAGAAGAAGAAGCTGCACCGGAAGAAGTTTCACGACGATAACCCGGAGTGGAATCACCTCAGAAATCAGGATCTACCTACTATTGAGTGGGAAGGGCAACATCATTACTTAGGTACGGACGAAATGATTGAGCTCAAGGCAAAGGTAGAGACATCTTGGAACAGCTCAGGAGCACACCGGAAGTTAGCGTCTGATCTGGATGACGCAATCTACAAATTTGAAAACAAGAAAGAGAACCTCAAACACTTTGAGAAGCAAGGGAAGGACAGAGCACACGGGATCATAGGCCAATCAGAACAGAACCAGCTGAAGGTGAAAACCAAACTCTCTCGACCGGATCAGGTCCACAAGGAGGGGGTGGACTACGCAGCCGGCAAGGTCGGATACAATACCAATATTGGACACTCCAAGAAGTATAGAGACAAGTTGGACGATGCGCAGAACTGGTTGACCCGGAACTTCAGAAAGAGGCGTGGGTCAAGCACACCTGGCGCCGCACCTCTAGAACCGGAGATGGAGCTCACGGCATACCAGCTACCCGGTAACAAACGGGCATTCCAAAGAGGCCCCAGCGAGTGGGAAGGGCTGTACTGTAATGAGAATGCTCCAACGACTACCTATGTCCACGAACTGTCGCACCGGTTTGAGTACCGATACAATGACATAGAGGTACAAACAGAGAAGTTCAGGAAGTATCGAATCAAGAAAGCAGGAACCGCAGACACAAAGCTGATAGACCAATTTCCTAATCACAACTATGACGCCTGGGAACTGGGTAATGAAGATGACTGGGCAAAGCTGTATGCGGAAGGTAAGTCAAGCCCGTTCTACATCGGCAAGACCTACAATGGACCAGCCACGGAGGTTATCACGATGGGTATTGAACTCATGTTCAATAATCCGATTCACTTCGCAAGGGTTGACCCGGAGTTCTTCAAGTTCATCTATGGCATTATGAGTGGAGCATTGTAATGGTCAAGCGAATGGACTTGGACGGATTCGTGTTCACATTTCTTGCTGATGAGACGTGGTCAGGGGAACCGGATATTGTTGCCCGGTCTCTCACACTGGATACAGCTGAGATACGTGATGAGGGGTTCCCTCCTCTCGACATCAGGCAGTATCTGTTCTATGAAACGGTCAGGGTAGTCGGAGGGTCTGTTCTGGTTGACGATGAGGTTCTCGACTACGCTGGAGAAGACTCACCAAACGTAAACTACTGAAAGGAAGGCAAGAATGGACAAGTTGAAATCGCTGTTGCGCAGTCGGAGGTTCTGGATAGCTGTGCTGGGTATGGTTGCGGTGGTGGCTCACGAGGGGTTCGGACTCGATGAGAGTCAGGTCCTGACTATCGGAGGCATTGTTGTGGCGTGGATCATCGGAGATACTCTGCGGAGGACCGAATGAGACCTCCAAAACGGGATAGCCAGCTGTGGCCGTTCATGTACTGGGTGAGCGGGCTGGCCGCGTTGACGACGATCCTCTGGTTGACGGCCAGCGACTTCGACCAGACTGAAGGACGGGCAATAGCCGGAACCGGAGCAGCGACGGCAGCGACCATGTTCATCATCGAAACGCTGCGCAGGAAGGTAAACAGATGAGCGGAAACGGGCACACACCCACTCAGGGCACTATGCTCCGGGTTCTGTCTGACGGGTTCCCACATACCCGGGAGGAACTACACCGTTGCCTCCCGGATGAACTGGGACCTCTGTCCAACATACGGGCTCACCTGACGTCCATCCGGAAGAGGATCAGACCTCTGGGGCAAGACGTCATATGTGAGTTGGTGAACCGGAGAATTTGCTACCGTCACGTGAGGCTTTTAGCCTCCGCAACCGATGGCAAACGGTAAGGGTATAATCCAACAGTGTTCAAGTTCCTATCTGACGCGTGTTTCGGCTAGGTTAGGTCCTATGGGAACACAAACCTCATTTGCCGCTTCACGCAGTTCGGCATTCCCAGCGTCCTACAGCCCCGACACCCGCCCGGGTTCCGGAGTCGTCAGCAACGTAGACTTATCCATAACGGTTGCTCACAGTGGCGACGATGCGGAATGGGACACAATCACTTTCACTAGCAACGGCGCAACTGTTTCCGTAGGGCACGACGGGATGATGGAGGCTACTCACTCCGTGTTCCGGTTCCTGAATGTGAATATAGCCCAAGGCAAGACAATCGTGACGGCTGTTCTCAAGCTGATTGTCGGTGCTAATGCCTCCTCCGGTTTTGATACGGCAGTGAAGGCTGAGGACGTGGATTCATCATCGAGGCATACCAATTCAGGAGAGGTCGGAGGAGTTGCTGAGACTACTGCTAGTGTGACTTGGCCCACCCTAGGTTCTTGGACCACGGGCACCACGGTATCTTCCCCGGAGATCAAGACAGTCATCCAAGAGATCGTAGACAGGGGAGGCTGGGCGGCAAACGCTGAGCTGTCTCTTCACCTGAAATATGCAGGTGGGGGTAGTTCAACCGAATACCAACGATTCAAAACCTATGACGACAGCGCAGCCAATGCTGCCGTTTTAGAGATCACGTACACGCCATAGGGAGCCTTGATGGCTACTCAAATCGTATCCAGTGTACAAGCCTTCACTACCCAATCGGCCAACGGTCAGAGTACAGTCTACGTCTGGCCGGGAGGAGTAGGACAATTCTCTGCGGCAGGGACTTGGGACGGAGCCACTTGTAAACTTCAAGTGTCCCCGGATTCGGGAACAACTTGGATAGATGTCGGCAGCGACGTCACCAAAACAGCGGACGGTATCGGCAACTTTGAATTGGGTACTTGCCAAGTTCGGGTTGACCTGTCTTCCGTAGGAACCACCTCCATCAACTGTTGGATAGCCTTGGGAGCCGCTGGGGCATAGAATCAATGGAACAGGTAACAATCAACCTGGTTGGGAAGACCCGCACGGAGAGACTGAAGGGTAGGGAGTACCTCGTTGCTCCTCTCAGTCTTCTTGTACCCGGGGTCCTCAACGGTTCCGCTGGAGCCTTGTACTATCCTCCTGAAGAGGTATCCAAGGACCCGTCCAGCTGGAACCACGTACCCATCGTGGTGTATCACCCGAAGTTGAACGGGCATAACGTCTCTGCCCGTGATCCCCATGTCCTGAACTCTCAGGGAATCGGCTTGGTCATGAGAGCCAAAACCGACAACGGGAGGCTCGTGGCTGAGGGGTGGTTCGATGTCGAGTCTACTCGGAACGTAGACAACCGCATCCTGACGGCTCTCCAAGCCGGGAAACCGATTGAACTCAGCACGGGTCTATTCACCGAGAATGAACCCGCTGAGGAAGGAGCGGTCCACAACGGCAAACCTTACCAGTTCATTGCTCGCAACTATCGTCCCGACCATCTCGCTATCCTCCCGGACGAACAAGGTGCCTGCTCCGTCGCTGACGGTTGTGGGGTGCTAGTGAACGAGGAGGTGAGGGACCGTCTAGATGTGCTTCTGGAATCACACAAACCCGATGTTCAAGAGGAACCTGAAATGGCCCAGACTGAAAGCAGTCCTCTCGTCAACGAAGTGATCGCAAATTGCGAGTGCTGGAGCGAGAGTGAAGAAGACCGCAGTGTGCTCAACCAACTCTCTGAAGACCGTCTGAGAGGTTGGATTGACTTTGCCAAGAAGTCCGACAGCAGCGAACTGGTTGCCAACGCAGCCCGGGAAGGATTCGATGACCAGGCCGGAAACTCACACGTGTTCAACGAGGGAACCGGAGAGTGGACTTCACAGATCAAGGAGACTCCCGTGGACAACACCGACAGCCCGGAACCTCAGCCCCAGACGGCTGACGAATGGATGGCGTCAGCCCCAGCTGAGGTCCAGAGCGCAGTCCGCAACGCCATGGACATCGAGACCCGTGAGAAGGTCGCACTGGTTGAGAAGATGACGTCCAATATCTCGGACGATCAGAAGACCGACGTCATCGAAGTTCTCTCAGCCAAACCTCTCGATGAACTCCGCACGTTGTCGGCTCTGACTCCTCACGAGGAGAAGCCGGCAACCAACAGCGTGCTCAACTACTTCGGTGCCTCTGCGCCGTCAACCAACTTGGAAGAGGATACCAGCGATGACGTGCTGCCTCTCCCAACCATGTCTTACAGCGACTGAACCCGTCTCACAAACCAACCGCAAGAAGAGGTTTGAATCATGGCCAGTGGAAACGAAATTATTGTCAGTGGCAACCCCAAGGGGGTGTTCCTCGAAGGGACCGTGGACGGCACGCCCAAGCCGGGCACCGTCATGCAGATCAACGCAGCCACCGAACCAGTCGGTGGGCGCCACGACTGGACTGCTTTCAACGCAACTGCGGACGGAGACCGAAGGTTGGTTGCTGTCCTGCTCCCGGACTCGTTGCAGGGCAAGGATGCTTCCGCCGCATACGTGGATGGTGATCGGTGCTTCCTGTACGTGCCGTCTGCTGGAGAAGAGATCAACATCCTTGCCGATGACACGGGCACTCCGGCCTTCGCCATTGGTGGTCTCCTGATCGTCGATGATGGTACGGGTAAAGTCCACGCCACTACCGGCACTCCTGAATCGGAACCGTTCTTGGTTCTGGAAACTGTTTCTGCCATATCTGCTGATACCCTGATCCACTGTATGTACACGGGTCAATAGACCCTCAACCAACCACCTCGACAATCTCAATCTCCTCGAAGGAAGGTCAAGAACATGTTCACCGATTTCATCTTGAATGGAGAGGGTTCGGGAGACGTGGCCCAGCAGTTGGCTGGTTGCCGATTCGACCCGGGTATGCTCCGCCCATACTACGATTCGCAAGGCCGCAAGTGCGTCACGATCAACACCGGTCGCACTGAGTGGAACAACGACACCAACCAGCAACAGCCGGTGTACGAGAAGAAGTTGATCAGTGACCTGATCAATAACGGGGTCTCATCTCCGGTCTTCAACGCCACCTCCCTCCGAAAGCAGGAGTGGCTGCAGCTTGACCAGGTCGTGATCAAGGCTGCTCGTGAACGTCTCCGGGCCTGGGCTGATTTGGCTGCTGCTAACTCCTTTGGGGGTTTCAACGGCATGGCCAAGATGGTTCTTGAACATGAGACGATGAGTGACCCCGGTGAAGCCGTTGTCGACATGGACGGCTTGAGCGAAGGTCGGACGGATGCCCCCAGGTTCCAGCTTGAGGGTCTGCCTCTTCCGATCACTCACTCTGACTTCTGGTTCTCCTCCCGTCGTTTGGCCGTCTCCCGGAACACCGGGACACCGCTGGATACCTCGATGGGAGAAGCTGCCGGCAGACGGGTGGCTGAGATGATCGAGAAGAC